AAATTCTCACATTTTTATTCTTTTTGACAGCAATGAGCCTCGGTTTTGCGGGCGGAATGACATTTATGGCCATTTTCTCGAAAGATACCATCAAGGCTCTCCGATCAGAAAACCGTCAGCTGCGTTCCGACATCCGTCTCCTGAAGAGGCAGAAGAAGGACACGGTGGAGATCATTTACCCCAAAGAAGAGCCTGAGAGCTACTTCGATCCATTCTAAGGAGGACTTATGGACTACGAAATCTATGAAGGCAGGACGGAAGGCCAGAACAGGCTGAAGAGATACCTGGTATTTCCCTACACCGAAAAGCAGGACACGCGCTGGCTCATTGACACGAAGAAGGCAGCATCAAGATTTTTCAAGGTGAGTTTTGGCCACATTTGCGTGGGTGTCGGCTACGTTCTCAAGGATGAACTCTACATCGACTACATGCCCCGCGGCTCCAAGAGAGTCGTGATCGCTTACTACGCATGAAAGGAGCTACTTATGCCGTCTATTTATGAACTTAAAGCCGAATTTGACCAGCTCTGGATGATCCTGGAAGAAGAACTCGTCGATGACGATGCGCTCCTGGGAGCGTTCGAGACTGCGCAGGAAGATCTTGCGATCAAGCTTGAGAACTGCTGTAAGTACATCAAAAATCAGGAATCAGACATCGCAGGTCTGAAGGAAGAAAAGAAGCGCATCACTGCGCGAATCAAGGCAAAAGAAAATGCAGTCGAAAGACTCAAGAAGCTCATGCAGGATGCTCTCGCTGCATCCGGAAACAAGAAGCTCCCGTGTGGTTCCTTCACAGTCGCTATTCAGGCGAACCCGCCAAAGCTTGTTCTGGACACTGATGACGTTTACTCCATCCCTGAACAGTTCCTCAAGTATGCGGAACCGGAAGTGAAGTCAAAAGAAGTTCTGGATGTGCTCAAGGCCGGACAGTCCTTTACATGGTGCCACTTCATTCAGGAAGAGTCATTAAGGATCAGGTGAGCTTATGTGCGGAAAGTGCGTCCCTATCACAACGAAAACCGCTAATGCTCTCCACAACTTCTCAAGATGGCTCCAGATCAGGATGACCGAAAGCGACACGACCTGTGCTGAGCTTGCGCAGTATATCGGCTGCGAGAGAAAGACGATCATCGAGTGGAGACAAGGTAGAAGGTTCCCGAAGCTTGACCAGCTCGTTCTCTGTTTTGACTACTTCGACAAGAACATGGTGGTTATTCCGTTCAACAAGGAGTTTGAAGACTATGGCAACTAATAAAAGGAAGTACGAAGTTTATCTCGTAGGTCATGGCCACGGTTGCTATGCAAAGGAATATCGTAGAGAGTTCATGGGCGAGACCTGGGCGACGTCAGCCGCAAAAGCCATTTCAAACATCAGATACAGAATGCGTCAGAACGGCGAATACATGCCCGACGATCTGGGTGATGCCTATGACATGGGCTATGTTCACTACGAGTTGGAAGCGGTGGCAGCATGAGTTTTTGGAAAAGGATTCCCGAAGACGCTGAAGTCGTCATCACCGGTGGAATGACGGAAGAGGTCCTTTTTCCACTTGAATCAGATCCGGACTTCATCGTCAGAGGTTATATCACCATCAACGACGAACGAATCAGAGCTGACATCGGTCTCGTTGAAGCCGTCTCTGGATGGGGCGAGTGCTTCCACGAGCTGAACCCCCGTCTGTATAGGGAAGTGGGCCATGAGACGAAAAAATCCCGAAGTTAAGCAATATCTCAAGTTATTAGAAATATTAAACAGAAAGGCAGGTAGTAACGAAATGGGAATACCCATAACCAAAGGTAAGGTCGAGACCGCCAAGAAGGTCGTTATCTACGGTCCGGAAGGAATAGGCAAGTCAACGCTCGCATCTTCTTTCCCAGATCCCGTGTTTATCGACACTGAGGGCTCGACAAAGGAACTTAACGTTGCACGTTATCCTAACCCGCAGACCTGGCATGACATCATCGTCACCGTTAAGGACTGTGCAATTGAGGCACCGTGCAAAACGTTAGTAATAGATACGGCGGACTGGGCAGAGCAGCTCTGCATCAGGGCCGTGTGTGAGAAGCAGGGCATGGATGGCATCGAAGCGTTCGGATATGGCAAGGGTTATGTCTATCTTGCTGAAGAGTTTGCGAATCTCCTCAAGGCTTGCGATGCACTCATAGACGCGGGCATCAACGTGGTCTTCACGGCTCACGCTCAAATGCGCAAGTTTGAACAGCCTGACGAGATGGGCGCTTATGACCGTTGGGAGATGAAACTTTCAAAGAAGACGGCACCGCTGCTCAAGGAATGGGCTGATATGGTCCTGTTCTGCAATTACAAGACTGATGTCATCACGGACCAGAACACAAAGAGCAAGAAAGCCACGGGCGGTCGGAGGGTGATCTACTCATCTCACCACCCTTGCTGGGATGCAAAAAACCGTTATTCACTCCCGGAACAGATGCCTATGGAGTTTGAGCAAATCGCGCACTTGTTTAGCAATACTAAACAGGAACCGAACTATCGCATACAGCTCAGGGCATACATCAAGGAAAACAAGCTCGACATGCAGGATATCGTATCCAGCAACGGTCTCAACTCAGAGTCAACAAATGAAGATTATAAAAAAGCACTCGAATACGCAAAAACATTAACAGGAGGACAGTGACATGTCAGAAGAAGAAAAGAAAATCGTCGAAGAGCAGGACTGGGACTCAGGTCTCGAGGCAGATTACAACGATAACAACATTCCGCCGGAAGGTGAATACGGCTTCTCGGTCATAGCCTTTGAGAAGACTTTCTCGAAGAAGGGCTCCAAGATGGCAAAACTCACCATCCAGCTCGACAAGGAAAATGGCCAGAACTGGAAGGTTAATGATTACATCGTACTCACACAGGCATGGAAGTGTGCTCAGTTCTTTGAGGCACTCTCACTCAAGAAGAAGGGCGAGCCTCTTGACCGCATGCCCTGGGATAAGGTCATGGGCGCTTCCGGTCGCGTAAAGATCAAGCACGAGATCTACAACGCAGAGGAATATTGCAAGGTTGACAAGTACATTGTCTCCGAAGCTGCACAGGCTCCGACAGCTCCCGCTAAGAAGGCACCTAAGAAGAAAGCAGAAGACGATCTCCCGTTCGAGGTATAAGTCATGGATGATTACAGAGCATTGTTTGAAGCGCTCAAGGCGCTTGATCCTTCCCGGTTGAATTATCAGGAATGGATAGACGTTGGCATGGCCCTCAAAGCCGAGGGCTTGCCGTGCTCTGTCTGGGATGACTGGTCAAGGCGTGATGCTGCGAGATACAAAGCCGAAGGCACTGACAGCTGTTATCAGAAATGGGACACTTTCAATGGTTCGGGCAAGGGTATAGGCTCCATTTTCTTTTATGCAGAAAAATATGCTGGATTCAGATCCGCAAACGAACTCGACTGGGATGACGGGCTTGAGGCTACCTATGACGAAGTCCTAACTATCCAGGATAAACCTGACGAGAAGCCATACGAGATGGCAATCAGGTTCCTCAAGTCACTCTTTCAGCCTGACGAGTCCGTCAGCTTCGTAACATCTGCAAAATGGGATGAAGAAAAAGACAAATGGAAGCCTGCATCGGGAGGCTCGGTCCGCAAATGCTCCGATATCATCAAAGACCTCAAAAAGCATAAAAACCTTGATGAAGCCTTTGGAACGATAAACGAAGAAGCCGGAGCGTGGATCAGGCTCAACCCGACGACAGGCCCGAATAACAAGGATGTTACGCGTTATGCTTATGCCCTTGCCGAATCAGATAATCTTACCATAGAAGAACAGAAGAAGCTTCTGATCGGATTTAAGCTCCCGATCGCCACGCTGGTCGAATCGGGAGGGAAGTCCGTTCATGCAGCCGTGAAGATAGATGCCAAAGATCCTGCCGAATATAAGCAGAGAACACTGTTCCTTTTTGACTGGCTTGCCAAGCACAAGTTCATCGTTGACGAGAACAACAAGAATGAGGCCAGACTGTCACGTCTTCCGGGTGCTATGCGCAAGGGAAACCTGCAAAAGCTTATAGCGACTGACATCGGCTGTTCTTCCTGGCTTGAATGGAAGGACTATATCGAAGGCGTCGATGATGATCTTCCGCCGCTCGTATCTCTCGCAGATCAGCTCGAGAATCCGCCTGAACTCTCTCCCGAGCTCATACAAGGCATTCTTCGTGAAGGCTGCAAGATGATAATAACCGGAGACAGTAAAGCGGGTAAAACGTGCTTATCGCAGAATCTCGCAGTCTGTATTGCAGAAGGGCGCCCGTGGCTCGGAAAGTTTTCATGTCAGCAGGGCAAAGTGCTCTACATCAATTTGGAAGTAGAAGAGGCTTCACTCTTTTACCGTTTCAAGGCAATGTATCACGCCATGGGCATCAGGATCTCGAAAGAAGGCGGGAATAATATCATACCTTGGAACCTCCGAGGCCACGCAGCTCCGATCAAGGATCTCGCACCGAAGATAATCAGAAGATGCAGGAATACCGGACCATATAAGGCGATAATCATAGATCCTCTATATAAGGTCCAGCAGGGAGACGAGAACTCAGCCGAGGCTATCTCTGTCTTTTGCAATGCTCTTGACAGGATAGCTCACGAGACAGGTGCAGCCGTTATCTATGACCATCATCACCCGAAAGGCACTTCCGGAGATAAGAAGGTCATCGACCGCGGCGCCGGTTCCGGTGTTTTCTCCCGTGATGCAGATGCGCTCGTGGACATATCGAACCTCGATCCTGGCAATGATGCAGCTGACGTCGTTAAGCAGCTTGTCAAACAGGGAGAGAGACCGATGGTCATGTCTTTCGTGCTCCGTGATTTCAAGGATATCGAAGAACAGAAGATCTGGTTTAACTTCCCGCTGCATTACATCGATGATGCAAATCTTCTTGAGAACTGTCATATCGAAGGCAGTGCTGAGGCTAACTTTGCAAAGAATCCGAACAGAAAGTCTGAAGACGAAAAGCGTAGGATCGTCGAGTTTGCTTTTGAACAGTGTCAGCGCGATGGTGTCGCAAGGCTTTCTGAAATGGAACAATATGCCGAAGTCAAGGCCAGAACATTGAGAGATTATGCTGCTGAAACAGGCCTTTTTGAGATCGGTACAGGGTACATAAAAAGAAAGGGCATATCGGAGTAAACACCGATATGCAGAATATATAAATGAAATTTGAGGAAATCTGCACATCGACTATATATAGCGTGCATACATGCACACTACCTGTATCTGGGAAAAACACCGCCTTAAAAGGCGGCGGTGTTCTCCCTATCAGATACTTCTCGGCGATGCACCGAAAGGAGAGCACATGATTACTGCACAGAAGTACACCGAAACATACAACCTCTGGTCAGAGCAGCTGCGGGAGAACGCGGAACGGATCGTGAGATCCTCGGAGGCGCGGAAGTATCTGATTAAGAACTCGGCTGAAGCTCCGCTTGAAGATCTTCTGCTCGAGGCAGTTAAGTGCATCTCGGATCTGACCGGAGACACGATTCTGACAAAGACAGTTATCAGGAACTTAGAAAGGAGAAGACATGACAATACGGGAATTTAGCAAGTGCGCAGTGAGCGAAATGCGGATCACTTTTGACGAAGATCCTCATGATTGTCAAATAGACGTAATCATTCCGATCACGTCAGATGCAGAGGAAATTCTCGGTGATACGGTGCTCGACATGGAGATCAATTTGATCCAGGCGGAAGGAAGCGTTTTTGTCATCAGCACGAGCACGAGATAGGAGGATAAACCATTGAAAGACAGATTCTTTTTGCGTTTTAAGACTATGCCGAAAGGCACTGCGCAGCAAAAGCGGTACAACGGCAGGACTCACACCTACTTCAAGGACCGCAAGCTGATGGAGACCGAAAAGGAGTTCTTCTTCGCGCTCAGGCCTTATGCTCCGGAGGAACCGTCAGAGCTTCCGATCGAACTGCACATCTGGTTCTACTTTGATGTTAAGGAGAAGAAGAAATGGGGAAAGCCAAAGGTCAGCAAGCCGGATGTCGATAATTTTGCCAAGGCCTTTATCGATCAGATGGGAAAGAGCGGGTTCTTCCGGGACGACTCCCAGATAACGGATCTCCATATTGAGAAGTATTACGCAGAGAAGGCAACGATAGTTGTGGAATGGGAGGAGATAAAGGATGGCTAAGTCAAGATACTGGGTGCTTGTTTACAAGAAACGATATTGCGCATTCGATTCAAAAAGCGAAGCCAAGCTCTGCATCAAGTTCTTCATTAAAGATCGTCTCGTTGACGGCTCAGCTCTCGAAATCGAAGAAGAACAGATAGAAACTGTCGGAGGGTGCCTGTATGAACGTTAAGGAAATGCGCGAAGACACCCGCACCTGGTTCAAGAGGGCATGGGAGAAAGACAACCTGAGGGAGACCTATATGGGAAGAAATCAGGATATCATCTCGCAGCTCTCGGGAATAGGTAAGTACGATTCCGAGTTCATTCCTGCACAGACAGGCGAGAACTCGGTCGAGACCAAGAACCTTGAGTACAGTGACAACTGCCGAAAGATCGAGAAGCTGATAGATGAGATAGCCAGGATGAACGTAAGAACGAACGAGGTCATCTCACAGATCCAGAACATCAAGTCAAGGTTCATGCTCTATGACCGGTTCGTCAGACGTCTCACTATGGGACAGATAGCAAACAAGTATCACTATTCGACCAAGCAGGCGGGCAGATATGTCAACAAGGGACTGGATGAAGCCCGGAAGTATATCACGGATGACGAGATCAGGGAGGCAACCTATGGATAGTTTCTCTGCATTCTTCGTAGGACTGGCTGCTGGAGTGGTCATAGGAATCATCATATCAGCTGTCATGACAGCAATATCAAATCATATCGAGAAGGGAGTAAGCGACAATGAGTGACGATTGCATTTCAGCCAGGACAGAAGAGAAACTGACTGACATCAGCGGAATGAAAAAGGCGATGGCTGAGATTATCCAGCAGGCTTGGGACCGCGGATATAAGCTCGGAAGGCTCAAGACATCCGAGGTTAAGCCCGAAAGCTCGTGGATTATCAAGGAGGTCAGCAATGGCTTCGGAACATTTAAAAGAAGAGAGTGCGAGCACTGCGGACACATGAGAGCTCAGATGCCTCTAAACTTTTGCGGATACTGCGGATATAAGATGACGAACGTGGCTGAAGTTGAAGAGGAAGACGGAACGAGAGTCGGAGGATAAGACGATGAAGATAGTGATGAACGAGTTCGATGCGAATGATATCAACATCCTGGCTAAGTTGTGCAGGGAAGGGAAGATCCACAGCTTCTCAATAACAGATGAGTATGACTGGAGACCGGTTAAAATGAGACCGCTCACTGAGGAAGAAAAAGAGGAATACTCAGAAAAGTTCTCCGAGGACGAGATGCCTGATGGTGTGTTCGACTGCGTTATGCCTGATGATGGTCAGAAGGTCCTCATCTTGACAAAGTGGAGCGACGAGATAGATATGGATGTTTGCACAAGAGATCCTGATTACGGGATAGGACTTGAAGAACGAGGGGATTGGGATGGTGTCCTGGCATGGATGCCAGTACCGAAAAAATACAAACAGGAGGGCGAGTCATGAACTATACAGCAATTACCATCTGCGCGATCATCTGCGTTACCATTGCATTTATCTGCTGGACTGATAGACGGAGGCCGAAGACATGAAGAAAAATTCTATGTCTAAGAATAAGCTCACGGAATATATTCACGATCTGACCGGAGCTCCGTATAAGGAAGTCAGAGCTGTATGCAGAGCTGCGTACTGGGAGAAGGATATTGCAGTTGCCATTGCCCTCAACAGTCCTTTAATGACCAAGAAGATAAACGATGCTCTTGCTGAAGCTTGGTGTAATGTGGCAAACGCTACTGCAAATATAGCTGAAGCATTGAGGGATAAACTAAACGTATCCTTATCAACTCTTTCGGAATCCATGAGGAATTTGGCAGAACAGATAAATATGTCTCAAGATGTCCCATAAGTTCATGATATTGTGTTAGTAGAGATTTTAGCAAACGACTTGGGTTTTCATTATCGCCACACTCCAAGCTTCTCACACT